CATGCGTGAATTTCGCTTACCAGTGAATCATCCGTCCATGCCACACCGTTCAGACCATCGAAGACAGACTTGATGATGTTGTCAATGTCAGGCTTTTTCGTGACATAGAACGCTTCATTCTGTTTCTTTTTGCTCCAAGACTTCGGTATTGGAAACTCAGCACCGATGTGGACTTCCAGATGACCAGAGAGTGGCTTGAAATCTGGATAATTGCTTGTGAATGTAGTGCGGACAAGATTCTCATACCGTATTGTGTTCTCGGGTGTGTATGCCCGTGCATGACCGCCTCTGACAGTCATGCGTGGTCTTCCTTTGCCTACTGGCAACCCAGAAACAACGATGTGGTAACGGGTCATGCGTCAATTACCTCTCCTGTTGTCTCGTTGACTTCGGCGTCGAAGTAGATCGGTGCTTCACCATCATCCAAGATGGATGGCTGAATGGTTGAATCGTTTGCGTATGCTTTCTGCATGTCGATGGACATGATTCCATACTTTCCAATCAGCTGACGGTACATTGTCTTGAGTGCCATGCTGTCAAAATCTTTTTCCCAGAACGTATAGCCTTTCTTGGCTTTATAGCCCATGCTGTACTTCAAGGCATGCTGTTCCATCTTTTCCTTAGACCAGTACATCTGCTTCTTGAAACCGTTCGTCAGTTCGAAGAATGCGTAATATCCAACGGTCTTTGCGTGTTCCCTTGCAACAGGGTCTGAAATCGGATTCAGTTTGATCTCGCCTGTGATCGGATTGTATTCTTCCAGTTCACCCTCTTTGACCGCAACAGCGTCAAGGTTTCTGTACTGACCCGAGCGGAGCGCAAGCTGATAATAGCCTTTCCAACCCAACACGAATGTCGCTTTCGTTACACCTGTCTTGTTGTCCTTGAATGGTGTCATGTAATACTGACCCAACTGTGGTGACGGTGACAGTCTCAATGATTCGCCTAACAGCGCGGATGAGATGATGCTCATTCCGTCACATTCCCGCAACGATGGTGTGGTGCTGACCGCTGAGATGAGTGAAGCGGTGAATGTCTTTGCTTTCATTGCATCGCCAAGTGTGCCAGACAAGCTCTTCTGGACAGCATCGCTTTTGATCATCGCAGCGAACCCCTGTTTCTGTGCTGTTGCAACCGCATTGCTCGCTTTCTTTGTGGTAGTCGGTGCTACCGCCTGTTTAATTTCAGTCATTCTTCTTCTCCTTTACTGTGAATGTTCTTATACCTCTGGCATTTGTTTTCCACGACACCGTATAATCGTCACAAATGCCCTTTTCAGAGTCTTGCATGACAGCCTTGATAACATTGTCGCATTCCCTTCGGATGCCCTCTAACGACTTGATTTGGTGCGCTATTGCGACTCTGCTTTCCAATGTCTGTCTGTAGTCGGACAAATCTATCACATTCTGAATACTCTCTGGGTACATCATATTTATTGTTCTTTCCGTGCTTTCAGAATCGTCAATGTCTGGTTCGATTCCGTCCTGTACCATCTGCCAGAATGTGACAGCTATCTCTATGATTTCTTTGATGAACTCTTCGTTGCGGTCAATCTTCGTGATGTAGAACTCGCTGTCACGTTTCGTTGCTAGGTATCCGACCTTGTATCCTGTCAGCATCAAGTAGAACTGTACTTGTGCATAGTGGTACGGTGGAATCTCGCCCTCGCTGTAGTTTGTCCTGTTCCGAGCGGATGTTGTCTTGCATTCAAGCACGAATTTCTCACCAACCCCAAGCCTGTCTACGTGAGCAACCAGAAACGGATATTCCTTGCACGAAAATTCATACGTAGTTTTCTTTACTTTCTTGCCAGTTTTCATGCAGAACCGCTTAGCAACCAGTTCTTCCATGTTCGTTCCCCACCAGACAGCTTCCTTGTCGGAGATGTCTTCTGCTTCAATGCGCCCGCTCTTTTCAGCCCACAGGGTGTAAGCGGACTTCCAAGGGTTAAGTCCAAGGATGGTTCCAATATCAGAACCACCGATGAACTTATCCCTGTCAGCCGATGGGTCACCACTCCATTTTTTCTTTGTTAATTTCATTGCTTCACTTCAATCTTTCCTACTGTATATCTGCCGTATCCTTCACCTCTTCTTGAGCCTACTCCGATGAAGTTCCCGGACATCTGAACCAGTGCCAGAATCGTTTCTCTTGGGAATGTTCCTTCAAGGAATGTGATCTCAATGTCGCATGTCCATCCCATGAACTGATTCTGCTGAGTCAGTACGTTAACCTTGTTAAGACCGTTGGTCATTGCCAGATGCTGATCGTATCCAGCCTGTGCGAATGTAATCGGATTCTTGACGGAGACAGAGACTGTTCTCTTCAGGTCCGCACCAGACTTGCCAGTGCTGTCCTTGAATCCGCAGCTGATAAACGCTTCTTTGAAGGACTCTTGGAATGCCTTTCCAAGGATGCACGGAGCATTGTTCTCCATGTAGTTCTTCCACTCTTCCTCGTTGTAGAGAGAGTAATCGTCATCGTGATAGACGATAGGATCTCTCCAGTTGATGGAAGTAATCAGCTTCTCCCACATGTTGTACGGCTGCTGAATCTCTGCCGGGATCTTCGTTCCCTTCGGATGAGACTGTTTGTAAATCTCCTCACGCTCAAACGAACGTGCCTTTTTGTTCAAAATGAGATCTGATGTTCCGACCAGCTGAATCTTCAGCTTCGTTGTGCGGATTGCTTCAAGACTGATTGTGGATTCTGTTGTAGTTGTGCTAGTTTTTTTCTGTGTCATGTTTTTTCTCCTTTACTTTGACAGTTTTCTGCTCGATAGCAGATGTAGGGAAACAGTGAGGTCATGCGCTGTTTTGTTTTGCATTGCGCTGTATTGCATTGTTGTGTTTTGCTCTGCAATGTTCTGTATCCCTACATCCACCATTGAGCGGTGGATGTGCGATGTTCTGTAGAGTTCTGTTCCGTATTGTCGTACGCTGTTTTGTAGAGTTCTGTTTCGTATTGTTGTACGCTGTCCGGTTGAGTATTTCTGCCCTTTCGGCAGATGTAGAGGAACTGTCCTGTCGAGTTCTGTCTTGTATTGTTAAGCTGTGTTCCGTAGTCTCGTGTTATGTTCCCCTACATCCACCGAAAAGATGGATGTTGTGATATGGTGTTTGGCACTGTCCTATGTTGTTCTGTTCTGACTTTTCATGACTGGTACAATCCTGTTCTGTTATAAATATCACACTGTCTTCAGACAGATTTCTATCTGTTCGATAACCTCTTGCAATTCGACTATCTTCTGGTATCTCCGTTGGAATGCTTGCATTTCTCCGATAGCCTGATTCAGCAACCGCTGATACTCGTCCTCGTTTCGGACCGTAAGCACTACTGGCTTGTATGCCATGTCATCCCGGTCATGCTGAATAACTCGCAGAGAGATCGGTGGTTTTTCTTCCTGTGGTTGAACCACCACCATGAGAGAACAACAGATCATTCTCGCCTGATGTACTCTCCACTTTTCTGCTGCTTCCTTGTTGTTCCAGTCGAAGCATTTATGCAATTCGGTCTTCTTGTTCTTTGCCAGTTCAACGATGTCCTGTGGTGTGTATGATTCACCAAGTGTCTGAATCTCGTCATAACACCGTTGGGCATCAGCTTTGAACTTCATCACTCCCCATGTAACGCTCATTCGTACTCTCCCAGTTCGTCATAAACCCAGTCCGCAAAGGCATCCCTGTCCTCTGCAAGCAACTGAAGTTCTGTCTCGTCCAGTGTCCATAGTGCCTGTTTGATGGCATTCTCTAAAACAGTCTCAGCTTTCTCTTTAATCCGTTCTTTCTTTTCCTCAAGATCGGATTCTGCTTCGAATGCGGGGTCGCTGTCGGCATAATGCATTTCCGCAAGTGCGTCCACGTTAATCATTGCCATTCGTCCTTTCTCTTTCTTTGATCATTTTTCTGTAGTCTTCAATATTCATCATCATGTTTGCGTCTAGGTCGTCAGCGAATCCTTTAATATTTCTACAAATAGTGAGTGTCAGCATTGCAACCGCGTCTGTCAAACCGTTATGATTGTTAGCAAGTTTTACAAAATTGATTTCAGACCTAACCGCAAGAAGGAACAGAACCACAATTAATATTCTTTCAATCGTCATTGATAAACCTCTTGAGAAACGATACTTTCTCCTTGTCTCTGAACTCGTACATTCTCAGTTTTTCGGACACCTCGAAGTACGCTTGATAAACCTTCAAGTTTTCTGTTTGAGCAATATCGAGCAGATTCTTCAGCCTGTCGATCTCATCCTTTGCCAGATGAAGTTCCTCGTGCAAGTGGAGATTCTCTGTCAGCAACTGTTCTGCTGTCACGTAAGATTCACTCGAATTAAAGCGAGATTCACTCGAGATGGCACATGATTTATTCTCCATCTTTCACCTCGTAGATGGTGTTGCTGTCCATCTTCTTTAACTTGATCTGAATTTGTCCTGTGCGGTTCTGAAGATTGAGGATTCTCTCTTCTGCAACCTTCAGCCTGAACATTCCTTTGTCCTGTTCGGTGCTGATGTTTTCCAGTAAGTCTGTTGCTATGCTTTGCCATTCGTTGTGCAACTGGACCTGTTCTCTTATCTTGTCGATCAGTTCCAGCAGATAGAAGCAGATTCCGGCAAGTGCGATGATTACCACTAACATTATTGCTACTACGATTGTCATTTCTTCACCTCCACACACTGGTCAATTACCGATGTGACATCATGTACGATTTCTTCTGTAGTCCATCTTTTGCCGACAGTCTCCGGGTCATACCCCATATGGTCAAGGTAGTGTGCGTAATCCCAACCAATCCACCAGCCGTAAAGATACTTACCTTCGCAATACAGATTCCTTCTGCTGTATGTAATACCGCCATGTACTTCGATGTTTTCAATCTTTTCCAAGTCTTTTTTATAGAGCGGATGCCCTTCAGGAATTTTCACGTATGCTGTTGGGTGCGTTCCCAAATCCATGATGCGATATCTATATCCTCTGTACTCTCCCTTGAGAAGTTCCTTGTTGCATCTTGTGGCAACGTATGATGGCTGTTTGTACATCAGATAATCCTCCAGAACTTGCACCACAGATAGAATCCCATCCAGACCCATCCGATGACTGTCAGCACACCAAACCAGTCGATTCTCTTAATTGCTTTTGTCAAATTTTTTCTCCCAATTTTACGCATTTTGTATTCTCCTTTTTGCTATAATTGAGACAGTCCTAAATAGGGCTGTTCACTTTTTCCGAAGCGTGTGTAAGGGTCAATGGACACACGCTTTTTTTGCGCTTTCCGCATTACTGGATTGCCCACAGAAGTTCTAAGGGAGCATGTATGAGAGGTAGATATAATTAGTAGGCTCAACCTTAGAAGACATGCTTTCTGTTTGGCAACAACAGAAGGATTTATATGGTTGCTATTTAATGAAAAAGATTTTAATGAAAAAGATTCTCGTACAACGTCAGCTCTGTGCTGAGAAATATATAATTGAACAAAAAGGAAATTTTCTTTGGGAATATGTTCCGCTGTGAGCAACCCAATAATACGGAAAGCGGAATGTATTTAGATTCGTCTGTGGAGTAAGGCGAATGTGCGGACATCAGACTTGCCAGAAAGATCGTGTCCTCTTGTCAGCTCCAAGAAGTCATTCACATCCTCAAGGCTTGTTCTCCACTTGTTGCCTATCTTCCACATCTTGAGCAGGTTGTCCTCCCGTATCCATCGGACGTAATCTCTGCTTACATCCAGATACTTCATGACATCTTGCACATCCATTAAGATCATGGGATACCTCGGTCGTTACCTTTTGGGTAACATTCTGTGTAAAAAAATTAATACTTGATTTTTTCTGACGGGATGCCAGATACGTTACTTAGCTTTACCAGATCGTCAGCGGTCATCTTGATTCTTTTTGCATTGACCGCTTGTAGATGGAACACATCAATGTCACATCTCTTAGCCAGTTCTTCAATGCTAAGTTCCATATAGGCTGCTATCATACGTACCGTGAATTTAATGTCATCCATTCGTTCTCCTTTCTTGTTACCCTTTCGGTAACGCAACACCATTATATGTTACCTTTTCGGTAACTGTCAACTATTTTTTTGTGAAATTTGTCAAAAGTTTGCAATTTTCGCAAAATTGATATACATTATAATTGTAAACGGAGAGTTAACTACTATGGAAAAAAATTATAATAAAGCAATAGGCGAATGGCTTATGAAAGAACGCGTCCGACAAGGACTTTCCCAACAGGATATTGCGGAAAGACTTGGAACAACCAGAACGGCTGTACACTACTGGGAGAGTGGCAAACGGACAATCTATGCCGACAACATGATTT